CAACCGCGACGTGGTGGCTGGCGAGTGGGTCGAGGTGATGACCTGGCCCTACGAGATGACGGTCGAGACCGCGATGGCTGACGGCACGGTGCAAAAGTCCGAATACCCCGCCAACACCGTCTTTCTGGGCGTCGTCTGGAAAGACTGGGCGTGGAACCTCGTGAAGGAAGGCAGGGTGCGCGGCTACTCGATCGGCGGCAAGGCGGAGCGGATCAGCGTGGACATGGACAAATCTGTCGAGTTGCTGGCTAAGGCGACCAAGACCGAGGACGGCGTTGAGTATCCCCGCGAGGCTTTCGCCTACGCGCCAGACCCCGAGCGCCCGAGCGGTTGGAAACTGAGACTTTGGGACGACCTAGAGAGCAAGGTGACCCCGCGCCAACTAGGTCGCGCCGTCGCCGCGCTTGGCCCCGGCGGGTTCAGGGGCAACCGCGTGCAGATACCCGCCGACGACTTGGGCGATGTCAAGGCGAAGATCCGCGCGGCATGGCGCGCCACCTATGGCGAGGAACGGGCGATACCCCGCGCGATCGCGTGAGGTACGTCTTTTGCGAGAGCGAGAGCCCCGACGAGCATTGGGGCTACCTCGACGTGGACGGCAAGGTGGTGCTCGACCTCGGCTGCGGCAACTTCGGGGCTGAGGTAACACAGAGCACGCCGGAGTTCTTCATCGAGCGCGGCGCGAGCAAGGTGATAGGCGTGGACGTTTGGATCGACAGCCTCGACCACATCGACCACCCGGACATCGCGCTGATAAGCGTCAAGATTGACAACGCCGACGAGATCGCCAACCTAATCAGGCGCTTCAGACCAGACGTGGTCAAGTGCGACCTAGAGGGCGGCGAGGTGCACCTACTTGACCTGCCCGACAACGTGCTGCAAATGGTCAAGGCGTACGCGATAGAGACCCACGACGACGACACCTACGACCGCGCTTGGCAGGTGTTGCGCGGCAACGGCTACAAGATACGCACGACGGTAGACCTGCTCCACTCGCAACCTTGCAAGGTCGTCCACGCGACCAAGTAAATATTTTGCTTGCGGCGCACTTATGCCGTGCCTAATCTTTGCCGCGTGTCTCGGTTACGTAGCCGAGGCTAGGACACGTCAGGAGCCCCATGCCGAGCAAGCGCCGCAAAATGGTGAACCTCAACATCGAGGAGGCGTCCGGCGTGGATCACCCCGCCCACATGTCTGAGGGCTGGGTGGTAATGAAGAACGCCACGAGTGAGGACGTAACCGATACGTTCTCGGGAATCGAGGAAGCAACTATGGACGAAGTGCAAGAACTAGACCAAATCATTGACTTGCAGGACGCACTTCTCAAAGCCGAGGCACGTATCGAGGAATTAGAGAAGGCTGCCAAGAAGTACATGCACGAGGACGACGACGACGAGATGGAAATGGGCATGCACGAGCGCAAGAAGAAGAAGAAGGCCAAGGACGAAGAGATGCTGAAGTCGTTGCCCGAGCCCGTCAAGAAGATGGTAGATGACCTCCGCACACAGGCTGAGGAAGCCGTGAGCAAGGCACAAGCAGCCACCGAGGAATTGGCAAAAGAGAGAATTGCAAAGGCTGACGCCGAGGCGATCGCCCGCGTCAAGTCTTGGGCCTCACTCTCGCTAGACGCCGAAAAGGTCGGGCCTGCCCTAAGAAAGTTAGGCGAGGTAGACGCTGACCTCGCCAAGTCGGTGGACGAGGTGCTCAATGCCGTCAATGGACAGGCAGAAAGCGCCAACATCTTCGCCGAAATTGGCAACTCGAAAGGAAGCGACGCCAACTCACCGTACGAGCGCCTAAGCACTTTGGCTAAGGCAGCCGTCGAGAGCGGGACTGCCGCGACCTTTGAGCAGGCGTTCGTAGATGTCGCAACCGCTAACCCGGACATCTACGCACAGCACCTAGCAGAAGGAAGGTAAAAAAACATGGCATACGAAATCAGTCCGTATGCGGTACGAGTGACGTTCCCCTCGGGTGCAGATCTGTCGGCGTCGCAGTACCGCTTCGTCAAGATGTCGGGCGCCTCAGTGGTCGGCGTTAGCGCCATTACTGACCGTCCAATCGGCGTCTTGCAAAATGACCCAACATCAGGTGAGGAAGCAGTAGTCACCGTTGCGGGTGGCACAAAGATCGTGAGCGCGGCAGCACTATCGGCTGGCAACTCGATCTTCACCGCCGCAAACGGGACTGCAAGCCCAATCGCCGCGTTCGGTGACGCAATCGCCTCGACCGTGTTCGTACAAGGACAGGTCATCTTGGCGAGCAGCGCAGCGAGCGAAATCGCAACTGCAGTCGTGTCCTGCGCCACCGCAGCACGAGGCAACTAGGGAGAGTGAGAAACCATGCCACAACCAACTAGCAACCAAGTCCACATTGATGCGATTCTCACCAACATCTCTGTCGCCTACATGCAGAGAGCAGAATCGTTCATTGCTGACAAGGTGTTCCCGATCGTGCCAGTCGACAAGCAGAGCGACAAATACTTTGTTTACACGAAGAACGACTGGCTACGTGACGAGGCACAACGTCGTGGCCCGGGCACGGAATCGGCAGGCGGGGGATACAACCTCACCACCGCTACGTACTCGGCAGATGTCTTTGCATTCCACAAGGACATCAGCGACCAAATCCGCGCGAACGCCGACGCCCCGATCAACCTCGACCGTGAGGCCGTGGACTTCGTAACCCACCGCCTCTTGCTACGTCGTGAGATTCAGTTCGTCGCTGACTTCTTGACGACAAGCATCTGGTCGTTGGACATCACGGGCGTCGCGTCGTCACCGAGCGGCAACCAAGTAATCCAGTGGAGTGACTACGCAAACTCCGACCCGATCGACAACGTCGAGGCGGGCAAGGCGTACGTCCTGAGCAAGACGGGCTATCAACCGAACGTGCTCGTTCTGGGCTACGAGGTATTCCGCGAGTTGAAGAACCACCCCGACTTGGTGGACAGAATCAAATACACGAGCAGCCAGACGATTACTGCGGACATGATGGCCCGCATGTTTGAGTTGGACAGGGTGCTCGTGTCGCAGTCAGTAAAGGCAACCAACAACGAAGGCGGCACCGAGGGTTACGACTTCACGATGGGCAAGCAAGCCCTTCTGGCTTACGTGCCCGCGTCCGCTGGGTTGCTGACCCCTGCCGCTGGATACACCTTCACATGGACTGGTGTGTCACAAGGGCTAGGCGCGAACATCGGAGTCTCATCGTTCCGCATGGAATCGCTGAAATCGACACGAGTTGAAGCAGAGTTGGCGTTTGACAACAAGGTTGTCTCACAAGACCTCGGCTACTTCTTCACCTCGATCGTTGCCTAAGGGGGCGGTATGCCTTTCAACCGCGTAACACGTGGTAACGCGCTGACGGGTGCGCTCAACGTGGGTGCGGGCACGAGCATCAAGAAGATCCAGAGCGGGTCGGTCGCAATCGACTTCCCCGCCGCGAGTGCCAACAACTACGCGAGCGCGACGTTCACCGTGACGGGCGCGGCAGTCGGCGACATCGTGCTGCTAAGCACGAGCGTCACCCCCGCCGCCTCGTTCACGATCCAGAACGTGGGCGTGACCTCGGCAAACACGGCAGTCGTGCAGGGCTTCAACCACGGCACTGCCTCTGTCAATCCCGCGGAGTTCACTGCTCACTTCCTCTGGCTGGACGTTACCTAGACAGAGTTCGAGTAGGGGGTGGGGGCTAAACACCCCTGCCCCCCTCACTCAGAAAGTGAGTTTTTAGATGACTATCCGATCGGCAAGCGTGCTGGTGGGTAGCGCAGCCGCCTCAGTCGTAGCCTCTGCGCCGACGTTCGACGCGAGCGGGCTTAGTGCCGTGATCCAGAACCTCGGTACGGCGACGTTGCTGCTCGGCGGCTCGAACGTGTCATCGACAGTTTTTGGACATCAACTCGCGGCGTCGTCCACGCTATCGGTGCACCTGATCAAGGACGAGGCGGTCTTCGGGATCGTGACTGGCTCCGCGAACGCCAGCGTTTACGTATTGCAACAAGGTATCGCGTAGTGCCCCTGCTAGGACAACCCGCCGTCGCCGTGGCCGATTCTGGTGTTTACATGATTCCGCAACCAGCAGACCGCGTATTGGACGAGGACAAGGCAGAGGCAGAAGCAATAACAATCTTGGGCTGACCGTGACCTTCTCATATTCAGGCAACCCGTCATCGAGCACGAGAGACCTCGTGCGCTTCCTCGTGCAGGACACCGCGAGCGCGACGAAGGTGTTCGAGAACGAGGAACTCGATTACCTGGTGACCACCTGGACGGACGGCTACGCGGCTGCCGTCGCCGCCGCCGACATAGCCTCGGTCAAGTTCTCGCGCGAGGCCGATTACTCGAAGAAGGTCGGCGACCTCACGCTGAGCGAATCGTTTAGCGGGCGTAGCGCGGACTTCCGCGCGATGGCTAGGCAACTAAGAATGCTGCGGTACACCGTCGCGCCGCCGACCCCCTTCGCGAGCGACGACGCGATGGTGCAGACGGGCGACAAAGACGTGGAG